TCTCGGTTACTGTTATATCAACGTTTTCAGGTGTTAGGTGTCCCAATAGTGTCCCAGTAAAGTTAAAAAGGTCCCGCTTAACTGCAGGACCTTTTTATTTTAGTTTTTTATCAATTACACTCTCTGGAACTATTTACGAAATAAAATCTACATATATAAAAAGAACGGCACCCCTCAAACGAGAGATGCCGTTTTAATTTTAAACCACTCGATATATGTATTATATCATTCTCCAAATAGATCAGCTAGTAACCAATAATGATGCTTGTATCTTCATCTTCTTGGTTTGACTTAAATAAATCATGCATTTTTGAAATACTTTTGAATCCATATTGTCTAGCAATTCGATTAGTAGGTGTTAGCATCGATAAAATCTTGTTTAAATCATCCAATCGATATTTACTGTTAATAGTTTTCATTAATGTAATAATTATTACCAATGGTAGAGCGATTGCATTTGTATATTGGACGCTTCCATCCTCTTGAGTAACGCTATAAAGGATATCTTTACTCTCTATCCATTGCGGTATTGATGGCTTCGTTTTCAGTTTAATGTCAATTAAATTTTCATTGTGGCAACATATATTGCGAATCAAATTAATACATTTAAGCCAACCAATTAGCTCATCCACCTTGCAATTAAACTGGTTTGCTATCGCTTCACGATTTTTCTTTGACATTAACTCTAAGATCCTAATTGATTCTCCCAAAGTTAACAGATTTACCATCAACCATACAGGAGGAACTACTTTTTCTACATCATTTTCAAATTCTGAGATACTCTTATTCGATGATTTGCTGGCCCCACGAACAATCTTTTTGAGCATGTCATATTCTTCCTGCTGTAATACAAACTTATTCATGCGGCATTTTATGTAAGGGTTATATCCATTAAGTTGACACCACAAATGAAAATTAGTATAGCCGAACGCTCCATATTTCTCGCCAAGTAGGTAAGCAATCTTGGTATTAAGTGTAACTTCAATATCTTCTATTGCGTGTAATGTTGCTTGTTTAAAATGTTTATCCCTATAATAACGCGCAATTAGTGTTCTAAATTGTAATCGTTCATACTTACCTGTTTCTTGATTGAAAAATGGTGACGCATAATTCTTTAAAGTATAATATCCAACTTCGCTTAGTTTATTTAGATTTTTTAAAAGCTTTTTTCTAGAGTCACTATTATCACTTTTGTAATTAGAAACTCTCAAACTAATACCACTAATTCCCCTTAGCTTTAGTAAAGCAAGCTGGTCTATAAATCGTAACTGCTTAAAGTGATTTGACATTTTACGCTTCACCTCGATATAAAAAAACCCCTGCGATCGGACGTATCCTTTAATGCAGAGGGATTGTTATTACACCTTTATATTATCATAATTTCATTAAGAACTTCAATGACTAAACCACAAAAAGCCCGAGTGGCCATCGCATATAACGCGACAACCACTCGGGCTCGTTAACTTGAGAGACGATTTCGCCTCCTTATTTATTTAAATGTTCCATATGCTTCGCCTGTACGTGCATCACGACAGGCAATATATCCGTATTGACCATTGCCACGGGGTTGCCGAAGCCAGACGTAATCGTCAGCCCGGTGATAAGCATCGTACTTGATCACAGACCCAGGCGGCAGTACGCCAATTGGCGCCGACGTTACCCGTGCACCCCAGCGTAAGTGCAACCAACAATTGCTGGTAAAGGTAGCGTGTTGCTCGTACCAGCGGTCGCCAAGGGCATCAACCCAGTTAGCCGTTTCTGGCGCTTCCTTAATAGGATCCTGACTAGGTGTGGGCTTGGGAGCTGGGACAGCTGGATTCGTAGTCCCAGCTGGATTGGCGATCTTGTTCCATGATTCCTTGGTGAGGTAGAAGATGCTCCGATCCATGTCACCACCAGTAAACTGCCAACCGGTGATGGACTTGAAAGCACCGCTGGAGACGTTCATGTTCGGCACCGTCCAGCTATACCAAGTCATCGAGGCATACTTGGCAACCCACAGCGGGCAGACATCTGCGCAGTTAGCTACCTGCCAGATAGCGGACTCCTGTACGTAGATCATCGGCCAAACGTTGGTGAGGCGGTGTACTTCTTCAACAAATTGCCGACACCAGTTGGTGTTGCCCCAGCTGGCGTTCTGGTAGGACTCCCAATCAAGGATCAGGACACCTTGGCCGACATAGCTCTGGATGTTATTGATGAAGAACTGTGCTTCACTAATTGGATTGCCCCCACCTGCGTAGTGATAAAGCCCTCGCAGCTTACCGAGTTGGCCTGCCAGTTCCCACTGGTGATTGCACTGAGGATTAACATAGCCAGTCCCTTGTGTAGCCTTGATGATCACACCATCTGCGTGTTGATCACGGATAATGTTGTCTGAGCTTCCACTATAAACATCAACAGTATAAAGTGACATATCTATCCCTCCTAACCTTTTGCCGGCATGATAGAACCATCGGTCACCAGAAGCTTGTCAGCGCGGTTAGGCGCCGTCTTGATGGCTTCCTTGACAGGATCAACGGCAGGCTTAGTCGACGTTAACGGTGACTTCTCATATGCCGCCTGTACAACTGACTGAACGGTCTTCATGTCAATGTGGACACCGTGATCGGCCATATAGGACTGTACCTGGTCAGATGCTTCCGCAAACTTCTGGGGGCCTGGCTTACTGGAACTTACTAACGAGTTGACAGCAGTCATCGCCACCTGCTCCAAGAGCGTCCAGGCTTCACGTTGCCGGACTGTCTTAGCGTGATCAATCTTGCTGCCAACCCACGGCTTAGCGATTACGAAGCCAAAATAAAAGAGCCATACAATGGCTCCCGATTGAATCAACCATTCGATAATGTCATTTGCTACCTTCATTTTTTGTCCCCCTTGTTGACGATTACATGTTCTTCAATCCGTGCCAACCGAACATCATGCTTGTCAGTCGCTGTCTCCAACTTAGTGAGCCGCTGATTTGTTGACTCACGGTCAGCTTTGAGACTGTCTAGAACCATATTAACCTTGATCATAGTTTGATTTAACTGAGCGATTGAGTCGCCCAGCCGGTCAAATTCAGCCTTGTTGGAGTCGTGAGCCGCATTTGTGATCGACGTCTTAACATATGTCATAACAACTCCAATTAACGTCACGATGCTGACCAGCTCACCCCAATCAAAGCCAAATGGTCTATGCATATCCATATCTCACCTCATTTTCCAAATTCCTTTTAAAAGCCGCCCCATAAGGTACTGTTGACTTTCTTTGGCGACTGATTCAACTTAGCAAAGCACCATGATTTGGAAGTCCATCCATGACGCTACTTGTTGTGCCGAGCCGGAGTTGTTAGTCAGATGGACTTTGCCGTCGTTCCACGTAAACCAGTTCTGCGTGTTGTCCCACGTAGGTACCAAGTAGTTAAGCACGATACAGTGGCTGTTGTCCCACCAGTCCGGGACTGGCACTTGTAGAATGTCAGTGCTCTTGGTTGAGCCCAAACCTGGCAGCTTGATTGCGCCAGAGATCATCAATGCTTTGTACGCCCCGATATGTTCGTATTTATATTCGACTGGTGTGCCATCGGCTTGGTCAGCGCCATTAAGGAACTGCAGGCCATTGGTAGTCCAGGTGCCCGAATCGCCGGTCAGACTGTTTTTAACGTCTTGAATTTGTGACGCAAAATCTGGCGCATTCTGTACTGCTTTCCAGTCAGTAATTGGACGGATTGAATTGCCGTCATTGTCGAGTACGTCTGCGATATAAGTGCTCATGTGTAGTCATCTCCTAATGCTTTTTCCAGCTGTTCCATGTTTTATTATCACCGCCAGCCCCACGCATCCACACGTTGCCGTTGGAGTCATAGTATTGCTGGACGGCCGTATTGGCATTGATGTCAATCACCACGAGTGCCGCCCAGCACTGAGTAGATACGACGCTCTGCGGGCCGTTTTTAATGTGGACGCCATCGATGATATAGACCTTCATGCCGGCGTCTGACCCGCTCGTGCATGCATTTAGGTCGGCACCATCAGGCAGTTTGTTGTCGTGGCCACCTGCTACCGTGCTGATTGCACTGGTCAGTCCGTGCACAACGCCAGCGTGGGTTTCTGGATAGACCTGTTCAGCGTCAGCGCCTTTGGTTTTCATCAGCTTAATCGACTCAACCATTACAGCTCACTCCCTTTCGTGATCTGGACCGCTGACACAGAGATGATCTTCAGCCCTTCCTGACCATGATTGTCATAGTCGTCAGTGATCTGCTACAGCTTGCTCTCCTTGATTGGGGATGAGTTCTCGCCAAATCCCCGCAGTTTAAGCGTGCGAGTAACTCCGGTCAGCTGAGATGCATCTTCATAGCCAATCTTGCCGTCGTCAAGGTTGACCAGTCGCGCGTGCAGTGTGGCATATACCGTGCCATCGCTTGCCGTGCGTGCATCCACGACTTCGGACGGTTGGGGTGCATTTTTAATAAGATTGTCGATGCGCGTTTGATTATTTTCGGCCGACTCTTCCAGGTAATTGGCGTAGTAGCCAAAATACCCACGCAATGTCTGCCAGTTGTGCTGTTTCTGATCGTAGGCGTCTTCATTCTGAAACGGGCTTGGCTCGTCCCAAAGGTCAATCGTCTGCAGTGTCATCTGCATCATCTCCTTAAGCAGTCGTAGTCGTCGTATCGGTAGGCAATGCCAGATACTTAAGCAGCTTCTGCCGTGCAATCGTTTGGGCCTTGTCTAAGCCCGTGAAAAATGTCGTTCCGTCTGGTAGTTCGGTCTTATCCACTCGTACCGTGTTGTTTAAAAACTCACCCGTGCTAGGATCGGACCCGTAGAAAGTGAAGTTTGCCGAGGCGACTTGGCCTGGCGTAGTGGTTGAGAAGTTAAAAACAATGTTTGACACGTTTACTTGCATGATTAGTCCTCCTTAGCAGTATCTGCTTGCTTAGCCTTTAAATCTTCCAGTTGTTTCTTGAGATCAGCGTTTTCTTTGGTCAACTGGTCAATCTGCACTGCCTGCAGAGTGTTGTTGGCTTCCAGCACGCCGAGCTTGCTTGCGTAGCTGTTTTGTAATTTCTGTAAATCGATATTCATAGTTGCCTCCAATTAAAAAAGCCGGCTTTAACCGACTTTTGATTCCAGTGTTTTAATTCGTTTGGTGAGTGCCTTAACAGCGCCAAATAATGCGCCAATCATGTTGTCATCATCACGGCTGACCCCATTCGGTGCGATAAAGTCCTGTGGTGCCTGATACTGTGCCACGTCATGCACGTCGTCGATGATCAGTCCGATATGGCGGTGAGTTTCGCCGCTTGCTACGTCCGTCTTGAAAAGAAAAGAAGCCAAATCAGTGTTGTTGACCATCGCAAGCATTTCGTCATCGTCAATGGCTTGGATGTCAGTCTTAGTGGACAGCGCCGAGTGCTGACTGTGACCAGCCGCCTCGACCCAACCGTTGACCCACGCCCAACCGTGAACTTCCAGCTTAGTAGCTGTTGGGCTATCGTCGTTATCTTTATACAGTTTCGCATTGCCATCACTTATAAAGAAGTGGGTGTTGTCGTGCCAGGCGATGTTGAGTCCATCATGGTCGTTGACTTCAAACCGGTTACACGTAGCATCAGAGTTAACAGCGCAAAGCCAATGGTGATTATTGGAATGGACTTCTAGCCCAGATAACATCTTCTTACCCCGGCTCGTCCCAGTCATATAGGCGATCTTTTGCGCTGCCTTGCTAAAAGTAGCTTGGGCGCCACTGTTATCGTCTGGGATGATCGCCGTGCTCAGTCCGTACCTAATCGCAAGCTCATTCCCACCTGAACCGTCCGGCAGTTCAGCGACTGGCATTCCGTTGTATGACAAATACCCGGCCGGCGTATTGCTGACGTCAAAAGTGAGCGTTGATCCATCAGCGATCATCCCCGTCCCGGTGCTGTCACGGAAGTCCACTTTGACCCCTTTAAGCGTCCCGGCTTGGACCTGATCAGCCGTTAAATCCGCGATTGCAGCAACCGGTATCCATTCTTTACCCTTGACTATGGTATTGGCCGCGTCAAGGATTAGTGATCCATTCCCGTTGCTTACCTGGATCAGCGTGTTACCGCCAGCCTCTTGGTTAATCTGGCTGATCACGTCGCCTTTCTGCACTCGCAGATTAATGTCGTTTTTAAGCTGATTGATTTGAGAGTTGTAGTCGCCTTGCGATACCTTTGACTGCACGACGTTTGATAGCTGAGTGATTTTACTCGACCCGTCAGAGTTATAGACCTGTGCCTGGACGCCTTCTACCCCTATCGCCAAGTTAGTCAAGCTGGTTTGAGTATCATTTTTTAGTTTGGTTAAGTTTACGTTCCAGTCGTCGGCTTTCTGCGTGATCAGTGATTGCACCGTGTTGGTAGTTGCAAAGCCCTTACTGTCAACGATATTGTTGACGTCCTTGCTAGTTACTTTAGAGCTGATCTTTCCGTCCATGACGTCAAGGCGGGAACTGTTCTGCGTAGCGGTCTGTTTAACTTGATCGACTTCCGTTTGGTCGGCCTTTAGGCTGATCTGCTTGTTAGTCTGGTCAATAGCGGTACTGTTCTTCTGAATCGAAGAGATAGCACCATTGACTTTATCATTCAGCGTCTTAAAGTCACTGCTCGACACCTTAGAACTGATCTGATCTGCTTGGACTTTTAGCTGGGCCGTGTTCTGACTAACTTCACCGGACAACTTATCAACCGTCGACTGGTCGGCCTTAAGAGCGATAGCCTGCTTGTTCTGCGTGATCTGCGTGGTGTTAGTCGTAACCTGGCCGCTCAGGGCAGTGACGTCCGTTTGTGTCGCATCTCTAACCCACGCTGACCAGCTGTCAGACAATCGGCGTGTATAGCGATTGTTTGACTGGTCGGCAATTACGGTTTGAGTGATTCGGTCACCCTCTGAGCCTTCAACCGTCAAATACCACCAAGCTGTCTCGTTAGGTGCATTGGTCACTGCCCCTTTAAGGAATTCGTGGCAAGGCGTTTTGATGTTGTTTAGATCAACCGTATCGGTGACGGTTACCCATTGGGCTTGGCTCTTCAAGTTATTCAGATCGCCGGACACACCTTCATACTTGGTATCCAGCCCATTCAGCGTGGCGTTAATCGTGGTAATCTGGTTACCTTGTCCGGTGATTGTCTCGTGGATGCCACTAACATCAGTCTGAATGCTGTTGATCTGGCCCTGCTGATTAGCAACCGTCTGTTGAGTACCCGTAGCGGTCTGTTCAACCTGATTAAGGTGGCCTTGTTGGTCGGAGAACTCGTTGGTCAACGTTGAAGCCGTCTGCTCAACCTTGCTGATCCGGCCAGCATGGTCTTGCAACTCACTGGTAACGTCAGTAGACGTTTTCTGAAGCGTGGAGATATTGCCCTGGACGTCCTGCATACTATCGTGCAGTGACTTGCTATCAGACTGGAGTGTGTTGATATTGCCAGCATTGTCGGCAGTCGTCTGCTTCAAACCGGTGACATCCTTTTGAATGTTCGTCACATCGCCCTTAACGTCAGCAAGCTGTTCGGACGTGCCGTTTGCCTTTTGAGTAACCTGATCAACGTCACCTTGCATATTCTTCAGTGTCGTGGTGATACTGTCAGACGTCTGCTTGACTTGCGTAACGGTGGCCAGGTCTTCTGGAGCAGGTTGCCAATCTTTTGAAACGTTGCCTATCTCGACCTGTGCATGGCTAACTCTTCCAGTGCCATTAATGCTTACGTAGCCATTGTGACCGTTATTAGTTACGGTAAAAGTTACGTTTGCCGGAAGCGTAAAAGTTGTAGACACCCGTTCTTTGCCACTTGGCGTTGACGGCCATTTCCACGCACCCCACCAATAACTTTTTCCGTCACTACCAGTAACAGCTAATTCAAAGCCCAAACGATTTTGCTTGCTATCAGAGTGTTGGAAATCACTCCATTCAGTATCGACAGACACTGTGATTGTTTCGCCTGCTAAAGAATTTAATACTTCATTAGGCATTGTTCCCAAATCTTGCGAAAATCCAGAGATCGACTTGTCAGAATCTCTAAGATAATTTCTTCCACCGATCTTCATGTTGTTGAGCTTGTCGCCAAGACTGCTGATCGTGCTAGTATGCTCGGTAGCAGTCTGCTCAACCTTGCTTAGTCGCCCGTCTTGACTGGATATCTCACTATCCAGTGAGGTAGCAGTCTTCTGCAAGCTGGAGATGTTCCCCTGGGCGTCCTGCATGTTGTCTTTGAGTGTCTTGCTGTCGGCTTGCAGGGTATGGATATCGCCATCATGGCTCACCAGCGTGGCCTTGATGCCCTTAACGTCGGTCTGTAACGAAGTAATATCGCCCTGAGCACTAGCCAACTGGGCAGATACGCTATCAGCTTTCTGCTGAAGCGTAGAGATGTTCCCCTGAGCGTCTTTCAGCGTTGATGTCAGCGTGGTGGCGTCTTGCTTGACCTGTGACAGATCGCCTTGTACATCAGACAAGGTAGAGCTGTTTGTCTTTGCGGTCTGCTCAACTTTGCTTAAGCGGCCGTCAGCGTCCTCCAGCGTGGAACTAACTTCCTTAGCCGAAGCGGTCAGGGTAGTGATGCTCTTAGCATGATCGGTCAAGGTAGCACTCAGTTGGTCCGCCTGTGCTTTGACGCTGGCCACATTGTTCTGGGCATCTTTCAGGTTGGCAGATAGGTCGTCCACCTTATCAGACACTTGTGTAACGTTGCCCTGCACGTCAGCCAGGGTTGCGGTGAAGCCGTCCTGCTTATCCTGGATCGACTTGATCGTCTTACCCTGATCCTGTGCCTGTTTGGAGTACGCATCCAACTGTTTGGCCGTATCTGCATTGGCTTGCTGGGCACTGGCGATGTCTTTGCGATCCTGCTCAATGTCACTGTTGATCTGGGCTACGTTGTCGTTGATCGACTTCTGATTAGCTGTGATATCCGATTGGGCCTTAGTTAGGTCATTACGGACACCTTCCAGATCCTTGTTAGTCGCAGCCACGCTATCGTTGATCTGGGCAATGCTCTTGTCGATTGCCTTCTGGCTATCTTCAGCGGCGGCCTGTGCTTTAGTTAGGCTGTCGTGCACATCTGCTAAGTCTTGCTTGGTGGCACTCACGTCGCTCTTCAGAGCTTCAACACTGGCGGAGTTAGCCGCCTTAGCGGTGTCGACTTCGTTCTGCACCTGCGCTACGTCCGCCCTGATATTAGCGGCATCACTAGCGGCGTTGGCAACTGCTTGCTGAATCTCGGCAGTAGCACTATCTATTGCGGACTTGGCTTCACTGATTGCTTCGCTTTGCGCCACGATTGCCTGGCTGTTGACTTTCGACTTTTCAATTGCGTCGTTGGCATATGCTACGGCACTGTCAGCCGTACTTACCGCGTTTGACACTACTTCTTGCTGTGCAGCAACCTGTTTGGCAACCGTGCCTACATCTGACTTGACATTGGCTTGCTCCAGCGTGTCGCTTAGGTTAACCCATTTACCGTTGACCATCACGGATGCAACCGACTTGGCGTCACGACTGCTGATCGACTGTTGAGTGTTTTCAAGTGTCACGTTATCCATCGGCATGTTTTGCGTCGCCTCCTGTTTCTTGGTTTATCGGTTTAATCCAAATTGCGCCATTCTTAACGTTATGTTTGGCTGTAGGGTCTTCGCTTGAGTAAAAAACCTGTGGTATGTTGGCAAGCGCCGTACGAGCCATCTTTTCAACATCCGCAAGAGTCCGCATAGCGGCACGATTGTTGAGTATCGTAGCCGGCAGATTATCGTACGTGATCTGTGTCCCCTGTGTGGGGTCAAATGGATACCAAGTCCACCCAACCACTGTGACATTCGTACTGTAGTGGCGGGGTTGAATGTTCAGCCGTACCTGCTCGCCGGCAATCGGCTTGGCATTGCTGTTAAGCGTCACCACGATTGATATGGTCGGGTCTGGTGACAGCTGTGTCTTGGCGTAGGCACGCATTGCATCAGCATCGGTAAACCGGTCATCCTGTAGATCAGACGTGGCGGGATATGTCCCCCACGCATTGATGCTGTCGTTGTCGATCACCATAAACGGCTCGAAGTAGTACTGTTCCTCACTGTTGTAGGTGCCTGACTGATAGTTGTCGGTAAACGTGATATTGGCATTGTCAACCGTTGCGGTCTTCTGCTGGTTGATCTTGGCTTGGATGTTGTTGTTGCGTGCATACCAGTCCGGCGGGTATGAGCTTACTGGCGCGATCTTGCAGACTTCGCCAGGCTCAGGCTCGTAAATCATGGTATTGGCATCGAGCATCAGACAGATATGATGCGTACTACCGTGCGGACCGTAGAAACCGACATCCCCGCATCTAGGATCACTAACCTGGTAAAAGTAGGGTTCCATCTGTGCCGTTTGCGGTGGTACGTTGACGCCGAAGTCGTAGTAGACCTGACTGACAAAGCCGGAGCAGTCCATCCCCGCATACGGATTGGACTTATCGTGTCCACCCCACTTGTACGGTACGCCCAGATACTTTTTAGCATCGGCTTGAAACTCAGCTGTTCTATTTGCCCCAGTCGTCTGTGTAACCTCTGACTCGGTCAGCTGCACTCCTCCAGAGTCGGTAGCAGCGGTTGAAGTATCGCTCTGCTTGGTTGCGCCGATACAGCGAACCAAGTTGACGATGTTAGTCGAGTCCTGCGTCATCTGTATCTCAGACGTGTCGCGGATATAGTCGATACGTTTCTGCGTCGGCTTAGTAAAGGCGTCAGCACTAACCACGTTGATCTGGTTCTTCTGCGGGTAGATAACGGCAGACGGCCACAGCTCAGTGATCTTAGACAGCATGTCCTTACCAGAGCCGTTGCCTAAGTTTTCCACACGATGCGATTCAAAACTGCCAACAACGTTATAGGTGAACTTATTGTTTGGATTGACCGTACTGTCGTTGAGCCAGTACTTTAAGATATCGTCCGGCCGCATGGTCAGCGTACCCTGTTGAGTGTTGTACTGGTGGATCGTGGCAATCTGACTGTTGACATACTGGATTGCCGTCACCTGTACGATATCAGAGCCCTGTATGGTGGGCTGAATGTTTTTAACGACAAACCAGTCATCGTTAAAGGTGATGATACTTTCAACCTGAATCATCGGCCAGCTTGGCGAGCCGTCATCGTAAGCGTTGAACTGGATCTGGTTAGTCTGATTGTTGGCATACTGATACTGAAAGCCAGTCCGCTCATAGCATGTCAGCGGTACGACCTGATCGTTATGGAGCGCTTTGATCGTCATCGCAGGGTTAAACTTGTTGTCATAGCTGATCTCTGCCTTATACAGTGCAGGCTCAACGTTAGGGTTGACCATAAAGCATCCGTGACGCATGTCAAAGTCCACACAAACGGTCTGCGAGCGAGCTGACCATGTACCCAAGTCGCTTAAGTTTGCAGACCGGTATACATAGCCGTGTTTAGCCGGCATATCGGAAAACAGCCGCAGGAAGTTGCCGTCTTTGACCAGTTCTGGTGCTTCCGTCCAACCATCGTTCCCACACCACTGATCGCCATAAAACTGCGGTGTCGGCGTAAAGTTAGCCTTAACTCGCTGATAAGGCCCCAGATAGTGCGTGGCACTGTAGAGATAGTCGCCTGACGTTGCCAGATAGTAGACGCCCTTATGAAGCACGATGCTTGGATCGATTTGACGGACGTTGCCCAGCTGGCCATCATAAAACGTGATTTTCTGCTGCAGTTTGCTTAAACGGCCATCTGTAGCCATATCAGCCACATATAGTCCAAAACCCGTTATCTCAGAGTCGTCTTTAGTTGCACAGTATGCAACGTGATAGTTGCCGTCAACATCGGCAAAAATTTCTGGCGCCCACACGTGTTTGAACTCACTCTGTTTGTCCAACGGATTATCAAGTTGATCAAACTCGACAAAGTTTTTGGTCCGCATCAGATAGCCAGTTGCGATCACGTAGTACCAATCGCCAATCTTGGCAACCGACTGTGCACCGCAGTTCCCCAGCTCTGGATAGTACTGCACGACATCCCAGTTGGTCAGATTGTCGGAGTAGCAGAGCGCCGGCAGATACTGGTAGGGATGATCGGCCGTTGACACGTCCTTGAAACCAAAGTACGTATAGCGATGCTGATTGATCGCATCAAGTGGCGTCATTGTCATCCCTCCTTAATCTAGGTACAAAAATTTAAAGTGGAAACGTATGTCGGCATCTGACGTACTGGAAACGTGGATATCGTTATATCCAGGTTCCAGTGTCAGATACGTATAGTCGGTATCGTTGTTAGCCAGCTCGCCATTAAGATAGCAGTTGACGCCATCCCACGTCAGCTCGTCGCTTGCAGTCAGATGACCACGATAGGCGATTGACGTGCCGGTTGTCTGGTTGGATATCTCTACCTGGCCCGTTGTGTTCTTGACGATGATCTGCATCGGATGACGCTGTATCGGGTCAACCGTGATATCGCTTGCGTTATAAATCTTAAAAGACCGCTGGCCGATATACTCATAGTCGAGATGCTTGCCGTTCGGCAGATTCATCCCGACTTGCCAGAGACCGTTGCCGTACGTCATCTCATCGTCCGACCAGCCAAGCGAGTACTTGATGCCAGTCGGATTGTCGAAAGCTACTGTAAAAAGCGCCTCGTGCGAGTAGTCCTGCACTGGCTTGATTGAGTAGCTTCCGGCATACACGTACTTGACGATCGCCGGCTCGGCGTCGGTTCTGATCCGCATCAAGCCTTTCTGCGTAAAAAACTTAGCGATCGAGTGTTTCTTCATCTTATAGTCGTACCAATCACCAAAGTGCAGCCAAAAGTTAGCGTTGACTGTGTTCTTGGCGATTGATTGATAGCTCAAAAGTGAGCCGTCAAGACCAGCATCAGTCAGATAGGAATTGGTCACTCCAGGATCAGAATCGTCCTGGAGAAACCGTAGCCCTTTGGTGATGCTTTCGCAATTGATTTCGTCTTGGCCGGGAAGTTTGATCCACATCGTTGGCCGTTGCATATATACATCCCCTCTCAGACGCAATGAAAAATATTTTAGTGGGTAGTTGTCCAACTCAATGCGTTAGACGAAGGATTGAAAACTAGCTAAATCCATATCGGTACGTTGCTGATGGTATACCAGGGCCTTGTCATAGCCGTTGATGCCTTTGATGGCACGAACCTGTTCGCCGTTGACTGCCAAAACAGCCTTGCCAACTTCGATCAGTTCCTGGATTTGCTGTGACAGGTTTTGTGTATCAACCGTAGACGCCTTGCTTGTGGCATTGTTGCCACCATAGTAGGTGACGACCTGCCTCATAAGCTCCCACGCACGGGATGACTTCATGCTGTTCAACGGGATTGCCATTTCGGCTCCCGCCTCGCCAAAAATTGACGGCTGAGTAGCTATGCCACCATTGGCATAGCCGTGTCCTTGACCCAAGAACGACAAACCATCACCATAGCGATGCCGTGCATAGTTAAGACCGGCTAAAAGGTTGTCAAAACCATTCCAAATGTTGTTATGACCGGGCAGTTTATATGCTGCGAACGTAGGTGGCTTGACCTGCATCAGCCCCATAGCTCGACCGTCACTTAAACCATCATCGCCACCGAGTGCTTTAGGGTTACCACCAGACTCTGTTTGGATTTGCTTTAAAACTCTGCCGACAAGCGATGAGCTTAAGTGGAGCATATCCAAAGCTCTGACAACGTATGGCCGCCATCTGTCAACGCCTGAGCCGACGGGATTAGCCATTTCTTGGAACTGTTTTTTAACCCAGTTAGCCATCGACTTGGCGAAGAACACCGGCAGACTGGTATGCAGCTGAACGCTGAAGAAACCGCCATTGTCAGACTTGCCCGAGATGAAGTGTTTAAAGGTGGACTCCATAAAGTCGATTGGCTTTTTAAGAATGTCCTCGGCAAAGTCAAGGACATCCTTGCCTTTATCCCACAGGCCAGAGAAAAAATCACCTACAGCGCCGTTTGCATAGTGGTTGATATCCATCATCGGTGCCAACTGTGCTGACCGCTCTCCATCAAGCACTTCTGTTTGTGCCGGCAGAAACATCATCAAGTTGCGCTCTGGCGGGAGCATGACTGTTTCGCCAGACGGGAAGTGGACCATCTCTTGGAAGTTAGGGCCAGAGCCATCGTTAAGCAGTGCTACCTGATCATGGAGTAAGCCACCTCCTGGCGTACCGTTAGCGAGCTTGCCAATCGTGAAAGTGCCGAGTTTATGGCTGTCACCGCCAACCTTATCCAAGACCCAGTTGATACCTTTGATAATGCCGTTAATCAAATTGGTAAATGGACTAAGCAAGCCGTTTAAAATATCTCTAAAAGCATTATGGAGTGGACTACCATTTGACTCGATAGTGTTAATGACTTTGCCAAAATGGTCTTTCCAACCGCCAAGCATATGGCCTAAGCCTGTATCTTGGATGCCAGACAGTTTATCGTGCATTTTTGACAAAATGTTGGTCGAGTTGGCCCGTAAGCCACTGGCAGTATTTTGGATCTTGCTCGACGCATCATGCCAAAGGTTAGACGCATTGTTCCGCCAGTTAGACGTATTGTTGATGACGTCGTTGTAGCCGTTGCTAAATGCGTTGCCGGCTTTATGCATCATATCCTGCGCCGTGTTGGTGACGTTACTGCGGATGTCGTTCCAAGCCTTCTGCTGTTGACGTGCATGCTGCAGAGTCTGTTGCTGAGTCTGAGCTTGGCCCTGCTGATAGCTCTTCTTGACACGGTCCCACATGTTGCTGGTCCACGAGATTGCCGATTTAGCACCAGACTCAAAAGCCTTGCCCATCTTGCCCATTGCCGACATGGCCGAGCTTGCCAATCCATTGACGAACGTGCGGAACTTTTTGTTGTGCTGGTACAGGATTGTCAAGCCCTGTACGACAAGCATGATTGCACCCGCTGGACCACCGATTAAGTCAAGTCCGGCTGACGCAATCTTAGCGCCACGACCAATTAGACTGAGTCCGCTTGAACCAACCTTTCCGGCTACGGTCGCTTTAGTTCCAAGCCGTGTCAGACTGGTTTCGGCAGATGCTGTGTTGACGATTGCCTTAGTCGTCTTGGACTTCGGAATACGGTCCAAGCGCCGACTATAGGCCTCCAGGTCCCGTGTGGACTTAGCACCGTCAACTTGGATACGAGTGATCTTGCGACTAGGGATGTTTTTGATTTTAGTTGCAAAACTGCTAATCGTTGAGCCGACCGTCCGCATGATCTGCAGTCCCTTGACCGCCACAGATAAGCCTTTAACAGCCTTACTTGCTAACAAAAGGGAAGTAATAACTGCTGCGGTTGTCTTCGGGTATTTAGCCAACTCATCCAAGACCGGCAGCATTACCTTAGACAAGTCGAGCATGACATTAGCAAAAATCTTAAGGCTCGCCGCCGAACCAGTCTTAAACGAGTCAAAAAATTCCTTGATCTGCGTATGGTGTGATGACACCACGTTTGCAAAACGGTCAACGGCACGAGTAGCAGCTTCCATTCCGCCAGTCAGCGCATCGCTGACGTTGATCTTTTTACCGCCAAACGCAGTCGTGATTTGGTTAAACGCCTGCATCAAGTGCTGACCAAATTGAGTAAACAGCGCATCGGTCCGTTTATCCGATACCCACTTGGATACAGACTCGAGCAGTGGATTGCTCATTTGCATGAACGGCTGTTCGATATCGCCGACAAGGGCCGGCATACGGGCTTTGATCGTCCGCTCCATGCCAAAGAAGGTGCCCATCATGTTGTCGGCGGCCTCTTTGTACTTACCGTTACCTAACTGCTCAAATACTTGTTGGAACGTGTCAGCATCAAGCTTACCTGCGCTCGCGATCTGACGCATTCCGGCAACGCTGGTATGGTAGTGCTTAGCCAGCGCCTCATCGATCATCGGGAAGTAGGCGCCAATCTGATTAAGTTCGCCTTGCGTAACCTTGCCAGTTGCCATCGCGTGGACCATATCCTGTGATACGTCATTGATCTGTTGGCTGTTAAGCCCGACCGCGTCAGCCATGTTAAGCATGGAGCTGGTCAGCCCGTCGGCTTGGCTCTTAGACGAGTGCAGGTGGTAGAATCCCTGCTCCAGTTCGTCCACCGTGTCAACGGCTTGACCGGTTTTGACTGACAGGTTGTTGACCGTGTTGACCATGTCCTGAGCCTTGTTAGCCGAACCGGTCAGCGTATCCCACGCGGCTACCATTTTCTGCTGAGTAACGTCATACTCTTGCCCGCTGGCAATCAGCTCCGTAAAGTGAGCCTGAATCGTTGCCAGCGCGCCAGAAAACAGGTTAGCCGCCGTGTTAGCCAGGAACATACTGCCAAACGAGTGGCTTACTCGGTCAGCCTTGCCTTGCAGATTGTCCAGACGAGCGTTCATGCCATCAAGCCACGTATGCGGCGTAGCCTTCATGGCCTCGTTAAGCTCGTTGATCTTAGACCGTGTCTGCGCAATCTGAGTACCAAGCTCTTCCACACGGGTTGCCTGCTGGAGATACTCTTGCGAGTTTTCACCCATCCGTTGGCGTGTGGATTCAAGCATCTGCATCTCACGCTGTTGGATTTCTCTCAGTTGGCCGATCTTGTTTTCCAGACCATCAACCTGTGCTCCCATAGCCTGGTACTGACGCCCTTCAGCCTGTAGACGCTCAGTATGCGCCATAAACAGCGCTGATTGTGCCCGCATAGACGCATTGAGCTTTAAGACACCGCTGTTTTGCAGTTCGAGCTGTTGTTCAGCCCGCTGCTGCTGAGCTTCCATGCTTGCCAGCTTGGCCTTAGCCTGGTCGACCTGTGCACCATAGCGCAGATAGGTCTCAGCCTGTTTGACCGTACCCGTGTTGAGCTTGTTCTGCTGGTCTTCCAGTCGGCTGATCTCGGCACCAAGCGACTCGTACTTGTCCTTGTTCCGACCGGTAACATCATCAAGACTGGCCTGTTCAGCCCTAAGCTGTTCGATGCGCTCCTTGAGTCTCAGAAACTCCTCAGCAGTTTCCTGGCTGATACTATTCATCGACTCCTGTTTTTCCTGCAAAGCAGAGATTTTTTCCTTTTGCGCATCGATTGCACTGCCCAGACCGTCAAACCGTGCCTTAGCCGCACCGGCATAGTCGCCGGCAGACCTAAGACTGGCTTCCTGTGCCTGCCAGGCTTTGGTTGATGCGTTGACTTCTGTCGTCAGATTGCGGACTGACTTAGATGCGTCCACCAAATCCAGTGCGATCTTAGTCGCCATAACATTGCTGATCTTAGCCATTATCCGCTCTCCTTCCTCTTACAAACTGCAGCGGGTCAACTGCACGCTCATCACGTGCCTTAGCTGACATAACCTCACCTAGACGATAGTAGTCGGCATTTTCGTACTGATCTATCGTCCAGTGTAGCTGAATCAGCATTTCTCGCTCGTTATTATCCAGGTCTTCAATCGCATTCTGCAGATGCCATGCACGAGCTTTCCAGTTTACTTTTTTGGGTCTTCTTTTTCCTCTTCGGCAATCTGTTCATCAGTGCGACCTAAAATACGTTGGCAGATGTAACCGACTGCGTCTTGCGTTGCCTCAAAGTCCATGTTGTCAAGCTGTTTAAGTTGTTGCTTATTCAGCTTGAGCATAATGCCGAGAAACTTTGGCAGTTCCTGGACCAGTTCCAGCTCGCTTTCTGCCCGTTTTAAAATGTCTTTTTCGGCTTGGACCTTAGCAATTTTAAGCTGCATTTCATAGACGCGCCGAATGTTGCCGTTAGACGTGGAGACGTCAAACTTGCGGTTAAAAAGTTTGATATAAAGCTTCATTTTATCTCTCCTCTATCGACCGCCCTCAGAGAGTACTGTTTGCTTTCGTTGGCGATCTTTATCTTTAACTATTAGGCGTGTGGACCAGCCGCAACCGTCGTAGCGTAGTCTGGCAAAATTTCCTTAAACATCGCGTCTTCACCTGTAAAGCCGGTGTCGGTGGAGTCGTAGATCCGATACAGATCGTTGATGTTAGGATCATCAATCGCCGCAAAACTCAGTGAGTCCGTTACTGGCGTCTTCTTTGAGTCGGTATCCGAATCAAGCTTCTTGTCGCCACCTAAGAAGTTGCCGCTTGGGAAACAGAAATAGGTGTAACCGTCATCGGTCATATGTGGTGCCTTGACGACACAGCCACCCACTGGTTTGTTGTCAGCCATCTGCCAACCAGTGCCCTGCTTTTCCAGACCGATCAATTTGGCATAAGTAGCCATCTTAAGACTGTTGACCGTCAGAGCAACCGTTGGGTTCAATGGATCAGCATAGCTGTACTGTACCGTGTTGTTGCCTGAGATCTTTTCCAGCTTCGAGCCGTCAAGGCCCTTGATTTCTGCTGACGCTACACCGAGCACGTCATGGCCCAGTTCCAGCAAGCCGTTGTCAGACAGCCCCTGTTCTTTAGTCAGCAAGTTTTTACCGTCATTGGATTTAAGGAAAACCCACGCGGTTGTGATACCGTGAAGTAACATGTTTTGTCCTCCTATTTTTCAAGTTCGTAATAATCAAAGTAGTAGGTCTGTGTGACCTGATAAGTCTTGGGGTCAACCGTATGACCGTGATTGTCAAGCATCGTCCAGCCATTGCGCACGAACAGATGCATCAGTGAAGTTTCAAAATTGTCAGGATCATCAGCATTCAACGCATAAAAAATCTGGACCTCTACCTCTTTGTCGAGAGCGTGGAAGTCCAGGTTCCCGTCAAGCGCCAGGTCGGTGCGCACGTCCGTGATCAGTATGATCGTCCGATCAGTGCGTGTGGCTTCTGACTGGGGGACCGTGCCAATGTAAACGGCATCAACGTTCTTAAAATTTCCAGTCTGAATCAGCTCTTTAGCTCGTTTCGTTGCCAACATCAGTCGTCATCCCCTTTCTTATCATTAATCAGTTCCTGGTACTTATCGCTTTCAGCTCTTAAGACGGCCTCGCTGGTTGCCTTGTCCTGCTGCAAATTGGTTACGAAATGGTCACCAGGATGTCCTCTGTAGCCATCGTTCAGTCGCATCATGTTCATTGCGTGATAGTGGTTGTCCCACCCGACTGTAGATGAGCCATTGGTTTCGCCGTCCACGTCTTTAGCCATATACGAGATATGGTCGGCGGCGTGGCCATACGTCTTGTCGTTGTGGTGGGAGCGGTGTTTGGCATTGGTAACGTCGGTCAACCGTTCAGCCATCACCTTTGCACCAGCTTTCGTGATTTCAGCCTGATCTTTTGGCGTTAAGTCAACCGAGATCGATTTAACATCCTCAAGCCATTGCTCAAGGAACTGACTCATCTCAATATCAGCCATCTTGACCACCCGCTTTGTAGCGCTTGATGGTGACCAAGTCGTATGACAGATAGATGTCGTCCCGCACTGAGAGATCCACGATGCTGTATACCTTGCCGTCGATTTGCACGGCAAGCTTGTCGGTCAGCCGTTTGTCGTGACGCACGGCCAGAATCTGGGTGTTTTCAAAATCTGTGCCGAGTGCCTCATACTTTTGACTGATCGTCTGGCTGACACGCGCATAGTGCAGCTTAAACTGGCTGACAAAAGTCGGCATAGGGATGCCCATACCGTTCTCCGTAACTCCAAAAGTGCCAAAGTCAGCGGTATACCGCATCTGATACGGCTGATAGCTATACGGTACTGTTCGGTTCGTAACCATCTGCTCCCACCTCGCCCTTTAAGTGATTAATCATCATCTGCAAGCCAATCGACATCCCGCCGGTCAGCGTACGGTCGTAGTACAGCTGAGTACACAGCGTTTTAGCCGCTCTTATAAAAATCGGATCCTGCTCGTAGCTGGCAATTGGCTTGGTCTTGTCGACTGAGTCGCAAATAATGCTCTCAGACTGGCTTAACAGGTCGGTGATCAGTTGCGTTGTCTCATCGGTTGCGTCCAAGCAGAGCTCATCAAGCATCGACTGCGTATCAATCATTGCTGATCACCTCCACATGCTTACTTGCCAGGAGCGGTCGTGCTTGATACCCAGTTGATGACGTCCTTGTTGGCTTGGACAACGTCTTCGCGCATGTAGATACCCAGAGCCTCGTACCAGATGTCATTGGTGTCGACAAATTGACCAGTGATCTCGTTGGACTTGAACTTAATAACCGCCTTTTGCAGTGGCGTAACCACAATGTTGACGTCACCTTGCTTAGCGTTTGGGAACAGCGTGTCATCTACGACTGTGACCGTCTTACCTAAGATCACGTTGCCGGTACCCAGCGTTACGTTAGGTTGTACCAGTGGACGCCCTTCGGTATCCTTCATTTGATCCAGTTGAGCGAAAGCAGATTGGCTCAGCACGATTGATGCGGCGTTGCTGTCGTATGGCTTCAGCTTGGAGTCCAGAATCAGCTTCAGGTCGTCAACCAGGTTGGTTGGCTTAACTGCCGTAACGCCGTTGGTCAGTTGAGTTACGATCAGATCGTCTTCCGTGTTGTCGCGCAGTTCGACCAGTCGGGATTGCAGTTCAGCTTCCCAGTTGTAGTCGGAGTCGTCCATCAGTTCTCGCGTAAATACGTAGCGTCCCGTGTATGTCTTAAGATTCCATAGGATTTCCTTAATTTCTGGCGACGTGCTGTTGGCAGTGGATTGCAGTTCTGTGTGCAGAGCCAGCTTGCCAGAGCCTGGCTGGAAGACAGGCAGCTTACCGGTCGTGTGCTTAACTGCGATTTGCCGTACAAGATTGCCCAGACGTGGGAATTGGTGCTGTTCGTGTTCAGCCGGCAGGATGTCTTGTGGAATCAGCACTTGACCATTGGTCAGGCCGATCCCGCCAGACGTGTTGTCACGGGTAATTTCTCCCGTTTTCAGAAAGTGTGCGAATTGGTCCTTTGTAGACTCGTTTGCACCGTGTAATTCACGCATTTCAGTACCTTCTTTCAGTTCTTCGTTTTCCGTAGTTACGATTTCTGCATGCGGTTCAGACCGCTTTTCAACCTTTTCTGCAGGCTTTTCAACCTTTTTTGCAGGCTTTTCTGCGGGCTTGTCATCAAAATCAGCAGAATCATCAGCTGATTGTTCTTCTTCATCTTCTTGCGGTTCTTCAACGGGTTCTTCCGTTGTTTCCGCGTCTTGCTTGTCGGCTTCATCGGTAGTTTCAACGTCTGCTTTTTCGGCAGAGCGTTGTTCAAGCTTGCCAGCTACCGCATCAGCCAACTTGTCGTAGTCAATTTCCACTTTGTGTTCTCCCTTCATGAATGCTTCTAAGGAACGCTGCACGTCCACACTGGTTTCAGTGTAGGCCGGAATCGGCGTGATTGAGATCTCAATCAGCTGGTCGAACGACCGGATATGATGGATAACATTGCCGTCGTTGCCCTGTAGCCATTTGTCATCACCAATCTTAAAGCCGACCGAACAGCCCTTGAGATTGCCATTAGCCACGTTGGTATACGTGTCACGACCCAGTGTCGTATCAGGGAGTGTAGCCCGAAACCACAATCCCTTATCGTCGGCCCGCATCTGCAGATTTTCCGCATCAGAGCGGGCCAAGACACTGTTAAGATCATGACCATACAGCAGCAGGACCTTTGACAGATCAACGTTGTCCAGTGCTCCGCGATCAATATACTCGACAAACGGCATTGGAACTGACGGCTGATCGTACAGCATGGCGTATCCTTCGACCGTCATGCCATCATCATCACTGCTCCGTGTCGTCAGGTCCGTTGTCAGCGTTCGTACGTCCGTTGTCGTTGGCACTCGTATCACCTCCTAGATCTTGATTTCCTGGCGTAGCCGTCTGGTACGTCTGTTTTGGCAGTACACCACGATCAACCAGGATCTGGCGTGCATCATCACCCGACAAGACAGGGTTCTTGCTGTTGGTTAGGTTGACGATGTTGCTGATCAACTGCTGGTGGTCGATATCGACCGCCGTTGAGACGTCCAAGTGCACCGGTACGCCAAGTTTGCTCGTAAGTTCGTCCTCGATTGGCCTGATATAGAGCGTCATCGAGTTTTGATACAGACTGCGGACCTGCTCAATGCTTGACTGCTCGTCCTGCTTACCTGATAGGTAGTCAGCCGGCACGCAGAATGCTTTGGCGATCTGGGCTTGGCTGAAGTTGGTGTTGGCAAGCAGTTTGGCAATGTCGGGGCTAACCGTCAATTGGCTCAGTGACAAGCCTTGATCAAGCACGATTGCTCGGCCGGCATTTTCACCGGAGTTAGCCTTTTCAAACTCGTCACGAATATTGGCCTTAGCTTCGGCGCTAAGCGTCCCTTGTGGGATTGACAGGATGTTAGTCGGTGCCAGAGCATGCTTAAGCGTGCTCAAAGCCAATCGATTGGATTGGTCCTGCACGTCAATCTCTTTAGCCAAACTCATCAGCGGACTGACACCCATGTACTGCGACTCGCTCTGGCCGTTGACGAACAGCCGGAAGTGCAGCATGTTCGCCGATGGCACCTGATAGTCGCCAGAGCGGTTGGAGTCGTCAAAATGGACCGTGTAGAAAACATCTGAGCCGTCATCGTTAAGCGTTACGGTCACACGCTCTTCTGGAATCGGCTCAAGCCGAGTTACCACACCATCCGTACCTTCGCGGTGTATCAGCATGTAGGCATTGCCGTTGAGAGCCATCTGAGCAACCACCGACTGCCACACGTTATAGCCGTTGATGAGCGTGCCCATTGGATGATTAAGCATGTAGTCGACCATTGGTGCCTCAAACTGGCACGCTGCTACGTCTGAGCTCAGACGATAAACCACCGCGAAAACGTCAGAGTTGTTGAGTGCTGCGCTCGCATTGACTGGACCGACTGACACGACCTGTCCGTTTGATGCCGAGAAAAAAGGTGACCACCCGTTCGAGATAAGCATTCTCGAACGTTTGATCACCGCATTAAATGGATTAAACACTAATCATCACCGCCAATCAGTGCTGAGGTCACGCGTGACCCCAGATAGAGTGCGACTGACAACGTCAGCCAACCTACTGCCACGTTGACGGCAAAGCCAAACTTAACAAAAGCATAAAGTGCTGCAACCCACAGCACTACGACCGCAACTGCCAGAATCAGCTTAAAAATGGTCTTAATCATGCGGTTTCCTCCTTTCAGAATGAAAAATCATTGGTAAAGTAGTCGTTGATATCATCGTTTGACATCCCCGAGAACGGGTTTTTGGCATCGAATTTCTCCAGGCTGATATCGTCAAAATGAAACATTGCCGTATACCATGCGTCAATCAGCGCATCGACAAAGTCAATCTTGGTCGTCGCCTTTTCCTTATCAATCTTTACGCCGTTGTTGTTGCCATACAGCACGGCATTTTTTAGCGAGTACGTAATAATCGGGTCATGGTCGTATCTGACCGTACCAGTGTCGAACTGCTTGCGCAGATCAACGGTCGGTTCGTTAAGATTTTGGATGACGTTTTTAACCGGCATCGTGTTCCAGTTGGTTTTTTGCTCAATCCATCCGATCATCTTGGACAGGCCCCACTTGTCGTAGCAGAAATATTTAACTTTGAGCTTGTGAGCTTCCACATAGGCCATCAGCCACTCAAAAACCGCACCATCATCGATATAACCGTAGTCGTTTTTAGCAATATCGCAGAAACCGCGCTTTTCGGCATCACGATAGTTGATACCGTCCTGTTTTTCTTTCAAAACAATGTTGTTCTGAGCCCGCGCAAGCGGTACCCAGCTATGCTGTTTGACGTAGTAGTGCGGCTTATCGTTGTCCAGATAAGGGAAAACGAAGGCAATTGACGTATCATCGCTGAAATTGGACTTGTCAAAGCCCACATAGCATTCGCGGCCGTCAATGTCGATCGGAGCGTCATCAACCGCTGCCCGATTGATGTCATCAAGGTCCAGATACGTGTTCTGCTTGACCTGCAGCCACATGTTTAACGACTTGTTCTGAAATTCTGGCAGAGAGCCGTTCGCCATCTTGGTATCACGCTCAGAGAGCAGCGATTTCATCAACTGATCATGCTTATCGGGGCTCAAATCCAAAATTGGATTGGACTTGACCCATGTCTCTGGGTCATTTGTTTCATCAAGGCTATCCTGTTCCCAGACCATGCACAGGTTGTCGTCCAAAGAGCGGTCATAGTCGCGTTCCATGACTTCTTCCATCATCTGTTGGTCCTTGTAGAACTGCGAGTTGCTATCTGGATAAGCCGTTGACACCTGCAAAAAGCAGTGATTAGGCTCTTGTCCCTGGCCAGACGTGATCTTGCCGTTACCTTCGATGATCGAGCCAATATGATGGTTATCCCCGACTTCATCGCCCACCGCAAACTGACAGTGGAGCGAGTCAAATTGGCCGGACTTATACGACATCCGCAGCAAGCGGTTGTGTAGCTTCCGCGACAGAATCACATCATGCAGGACAACAATTTCTTGCTGTTTAAACAGCTTTTTAAAAGCCGGCAAAGTCGAAAGCTTGGTAAAAAACGACTGCATATACTGGAAACCTTTTTGTGATTGGCTCGTAACCGGTGCCGTATACAAGTAGTCGTGGTTCATCTGGCCCTTTGATTCCACCAGGAAGTAGAACGACATCAAAATCGTAGCCAGATAGGTCTTACCGTTGGTTCGGGCAACGGAGAAAATTGCCCGCATGTAGCGGAGCTTATCATTATCATCACGCCAGCCAATAATCGAGCATAGAATTTTCTGCTCCCACATCATCAATGGCAGTGGCTTGCCCGCGTTGACGTCGGGGACCAGCTTTGAGTAGTTGATAATTGCTCGGCACTTGCTTAAATCGTAATGATAGTTAAAATCGGGGTCTTCCGTCTGCCGTCTTAGGTCCTGCAGATGCCGAAAAGCGTCAAGCTTGATCTTTTTACCAGCTAACTGCCGACCTTCAAGCACGGCAAATGCATATCTGGTCGCCGGATCGCGATACTTTTTAAAGATCTCATTGTAACTGCCAGCATTTTTCTCGGTTTCATAGGCTTTTTCGACCGTCTGGCCTTTTTTAGTCAGATCCCATTTGCGCATCAAAAGCCATCACCACTTCCCAGCACGTCTGCCAGGCTTGGCCCGTCATCATCCTCATCATCAGTGGTGAGAGAGAGCAGGGATGCCCGGCTGGTTGGCGTCAAGCCAAGCTCAGACGATAGCGAGCGTATCTGCCTGATTGCGGCGTCCATCGTGGATACAGCGGGATTTTTTTTAAAACCCACAAAATCACGATCGATAATCTCACCACGATTGTTCTGCACACTCTTATAGATTGGCGTCTGAATGCCGTTTTCCTGCACATCGCCAAAGCCAAGTCGATACAGTGCGATTGCCGAGCAGAGAGCCTCCACAGTTGAGCGGTCGGCGTTCTTGATAATCGTGCTTTGACGCAGAATCGGCGTGATTCGCTGCCAAGCTCGACCCGCAATAGTGCCCTTCATGTAACTAGGCGGTGACGTCTGCAACGGTTGCAGGTCTTCAGTCGCCTTTTCGACCATCTCAGTGCGCCGATTTTGATAGGCTTTGTTGTCTGGGCTCTTAGTTACCTTCATTTTGCGTGGCATTGCGTCATCTCCTTTCTTACTTTTTGTAGGTAGAACAGCCCCCGTTAAGAAAACTTTTATAACTGTCGTTGCCGTAACGGAAGGCTAATGTGCACATTGCTCTTTTCTGAGTGCCTGTGGGGGGCTATGAACGTTTTAGCGACCGCCTCGATGTTTTTCCCTTGCAAGCTGTCGATCGATGTATACGGCCCATTTTTGGCGATTTAGATGCTTCAGCACATTATCACCATTTGACTTGTCAGCGATATGTTTTTCCATTTTTGTCTTGGCAAGGTGCTCACGTCTGCTCAGGCACCATAAGTTGTCGGTGTCCAACGGATCCTTGCACAAGCGTCTTGGCACCACGTGATCAACGATCAGATCATGATCAGTCAGTGTAATGCCCGACACTCCCGATGCATACATGTCACGATTGACCACGTAGTTGCGCACACGCTGCCATTCTTGGCTGTGATAAAAAGTATTGGCTACTTGGTCACGATGCTCACGGTTGTATATCTTGTACGACTCGAGCCGTTGCTTGTGCGAAACGTTGTGATAGGCATCATGCGCATGCAGTTTGGCATGCACGTCACAGTATCGTTGATCGAAAGGGATGATCCTATGACATCTGATCTCACCGCATTGGTGTACCTTTGCCATGTTTTCCATCTCCTTTCTGATATCGGCGCTTGGATCTGCGTTAATCTTTGAGTGATACCACTCGCGCCCTTTCCAAAATAAAAAGCCAGCCGTTAAGCTGACTTAATTGTTGATATTACTAATTTCTTTATTATGCTGCTTTACTATTTTCAATTTTCACAATTTTTATTTCAACAACATCTTCCTTCAAATTCGAAGGATCTAATTTTGTCTTTGCCAGACATTTAAATCGAGTTTCTGTCATGAGAATATCTTTAATATCATCAACAGTAAACTCATCTTTGTCAATAAAGCTAAACTTATACCTACCTGGTCGTATTAATTCATTTCCATCCTTTATATTAATATTTCCAGTAAACTTTGTAGCATCAACTTTATATATAACACCACTTACAATTTGTATTTCATCTTGAATAGAAGTTTGCTTGACAAAGTACTTACTAGTATCCTGATTAACTTGTATTATTTTATTCTCATCTTGAGAGTCATAAATTGATATATCATTTACGGATCCTTTTTTAGAAATTAGGCCATTTAATTCATTAAAGCTAGGGCTTAATTTTTTTGATAATTCTGGAACTATGGCAGGATAGACGTTTACATCACCGCTTCCTTCATTAATTACATTTATTGTTCCATCACTATTATTAGTTTCCACTTTTAGTCTTTCACCTTTATTTTTTGCTTTCAGCAGACTATGAACATACTTATAACATTCCGTAATCAAATTCCATAATTGCTTAGGGTTATTTAATTGGAGTAAAGGAGTTAGCGGAAGTATAACAGTTCCCATCAGTATTTGTAAGTCAGCTTGAAAAGATCCTGGTTCAATGTTTTTAATTTTTATTTTTAAATTATCCTCATCAGCATTGGTAAAACGTTCTTTGTCAGAAACAAAAGTATATGTTTTTTCTACAATATTTTGAACGGAATTTAATGATGACAATAGATACTTTAAATTATAACCTGTTTTAGGATCAAAGCCTTCTCCAGATATATGAAAATGAATATTGCTTGTCAACTCTTCATCTATTTCATTACTCACTTTATTTTCACCTCATCTATATAATACAAAAGCCCGGTCATAATAACCAGGCTGAGGTAAAAATAAAATGATCGTAGTTTATTGACATCGCGGTCAAAGCTAAGAGGCGGAGTTGAACCCAGAGTAAACGCCAATCCAACGGGGACTTAATCATTCTTTTCGACAATACCAATATATGCCCTTTTATCCCCGCGTGGTACCCGCTTGATCCCCGTTCGATTCCTGATTCATCCCCGATTTGAAGTAGACGTGAAAATCAGGAATTAATTGACGATCAACACGGTATAATGCACACTTTGGCTCAATGATATCCGCGAAATCAAGGCAGGCCCGCTCTTCTAGTGCCTTATAGCCATCATCGCTGTATCGTTCTAGCTTCGGAGCCAGCTCTTTAACGTACATACGATCTCTAAAACCCGGTAAAAAACGTTCTTTCAGAATGACTCTGGACGAATACCGACAACTTTGAATGGCCTCACGAACGGCGTAAACCGCATGTAAGCAGTCGGCAATGTCGGCCAGCCGGGCATCAGTCGAGTTAAAGGCCGAGCTGCCTTTGATTCCAGTAATATCTAATTGCGGCGATCGCAAGCCATAGTTGCCCGCTCTCAAACAGATCCCTTCAAATCGGTCATCGTCCCAAAAGAAATGACGCACTTTGTCAATTGTTGTTTGTTTATCAATTTGCGGAAACAGTCCCATGAAGTGCACTCCTCGCTGTATAATTGGATTGATATTTGTTTTGAGAGCACCCTGCATGGGTGCTTTTTATTTTGTCAGTCTCACCATCGCCAAATTGGAATCCCAATTAGTCCCCAGCAAATCAAATTAGCAATCACCAACGCAGTGAGTAACGCTAAGATCCATTTAATCGTTTCCATCATTGTCCTTCCGCCCTCTTTTTACGCACTGCAGCCTTATGCAGCTCATTTTTCACCGTTTTAAACGACCGCTTTGAAATGCATGCAGCATCCGCTAAAGTTAGTTTTCTTTTAATTTTCCATTCCAAGAGCATGTCCCACAATTCTGGAAATTCGCTCGTACCCTTGTGAGCGTCCTTAAGCTTCCGTTCCTTGGCTAAAAAGATCGTGCGCAAGCCATCAATCACACCCTTTCGTTTAGCCATTTCCAGCTCTCGGAGCCGTTCTCGCTCAAGCTGGTCATCTGACTTACGGAGTTTTTCAATCGCCCTTAATCGGCGGTTGAATTTTTGAGTTTCTCGTTCAAAGTCAGGTTCACCAAATTCGTCAATATATGCCTTATCTTCAATTTGCAAACGGTCATCAAAGCGCATGTGAATTGCACAAAGCAGGCCACGTGTCAGCAAGTTCACTTTTCTACCTCCTCCATAATTTCCACTACTAATGTGCTTTCATTGTTCTTCGCCTTCATTCAGTTCCTGCGCAAGCTCAGGTTTCGTGCTCGCTTAGTTGCCATGATCGTCCCCCCTATAAATTAGGTTTTCTATGTCGTAAATAAAGCTTTCCATTCTTCTCTTGTTAAATTGATATAGTAGAGTTGTTTCGTCGTTAGGGCTTTGAAACTTAAGCTCATTCCGAATCTCCAAGTACCCATTGTTATCAGTATTCCTATCGTAGAATTCCCAATAATCCGATCCAAAAGAATCGGCTTCCTTAGGAGTAAATGTCTTCCAGACTTTGACTGCCTGTTCTTTTAAGAACTTAAACAATTCAACGTTTAGATCAAACTGATAATCTAATAGATCCTTTCTTTCCGTGTGGATTTGAATGTTAGACCTATTCACACGCACAATTAACTTTCTTTTATGCTCATCAGTAAAAACTTGCTCAATCATTGCTCAGCCCTCCTAATTTCCACCACCAAGTACGACCGTTCTGAATAGAATTTCTCCGCCTGTAAGCTTAGATTTTTCTTCTTTCCAGCTTAACTAAGGATGCACTAAGCTTAAGTGGCTCCGGTCCTGCTTTTTGGCTTTCAATGTACTTTTTGATGTACTTAATCAGACCCGATTTGTACTGACCGTTCTCGTTAAAAGCTTGTAGCCCTTCACCGACTACTTGGGGACCAAACTGCCTGGCTAATCCCTCCAGGCTCCCTTTTGTTTTGGTGGATAACATTCCCCATTGTCGTTCAGTTTCGCCCAGCTTCTCAGGTAATGAGCTTAATTTATTATCAATCAGCCAATCATTAGTTAAGTTAGTATTAGTACAGTAAGTATTAGTAGTGGCGGATTTCCCTACGTAGGTTTTCCCTACGTAGGTTTTTCCGTCATAGGTGACCGCCTGTGACGGCTTTTCCGTCTTAGGTTCATCAAAGAGAATGTAATCGTAAGCAGCCAACTGTCCATTCTCTTTGTGCTTCCTGGTTCGTTTAACATAGCCAAGACTAATTAGTTCGTTAATTGCGGACCGGATGCTGTCACGGCCATCTTTGAAGTCATTGCTAATAACGGATACATAGAACTCCCAATCATCAGGTTTGCTCCACATATAAGTGAACAGGCCTAATGCTTTGAGACTCATCCGCTTATCGCCGATGACCCGGTTATCAACTTGGGTGAATCCCCGTGTCCTAACCTTCTTTACTTTCGGCATTGTCGTTCCCCTCCTAGAAAGGTAAGTCTGTTATGTCAGCCGGCTGGTGGGTTTCCATCCTGTCAATCGTTTGGCCATTGATAGCGTCATTAGCTGGCGTCCCGTTGGCGTACATCCCACCGTATGGCGGTAGATTAGGTTGCTCCTGAGGCGCATTGAAATTGACATTAGCTTGGTAATTGCCGGTTTGCTCGCTCTGGTTGGCGTCATTATTCCGATATGACAGTAGGGCAAATGAATCAATCCTGACATCCGTTCGATAAACCTCTTTTCCGTCTCGGTCGGTGTAGTGGCTGGTCTGAATCCGACCATCAACACCAATCAACGATCCCTTGCCGGCATACTTAGCTAAGTTCTCGGCTGGCTGACGCCAAACCTCGCACGAGATAAAATCCGTTTCTCGCTCGCCAGTCTGTTTATTCTTGTACTGCCGACTAACTGCTAAGGTAAACCGGGCAACTGCCGTTCCATTTTGCGTGTATTTCAATTCCAGGTCCTTAGTTAATCGACCTGTTAACACCACTCGATTAATCATTAGTCCACCTCAATATCAGTCACGTGCTGAAAAGCAGCTAGCTCTTTCATTGATCGACAATACTCACACTTTCCGCAATGCTTGGCTCAGTGCATACGGTTAAGGCTGGACGCCCTTGCCGATCCTTAACCGTCTGTAAGCGTAAGTAGGCAGCCTTCAAGGCATTCTGGGCGTTATAGTGGGCCGGAAGGGCTAACCCCTCATCCTTTAGCGTATCCAGCCGCTCGGCGACCGCACTTGTAATTTGTTTAGCGTTAGTTGGTTGATACATAATTAAAACCTCCCGGTTACTTCGTGTTTTAAGTCCTTAGCTTTTAAGGTGATCCGCTCAGCTTGGTCGATCAGGGCTTGGTACTCATCTATGGCCGAACTTTTAGCGTTTGGCGGCCAAACGACCAGCCGGTTAGTGTCGGCCAGCAAATGCTCAAGCGCATTTATTAAGCTGTAGGCGGCAGCCCCTGTTTTTTCGTTATTTTTCATGCTACAATTTCCTCGTTAGTTAAATTTTTATTGGCACTACTGGCAGGCAGTGCCTTTTTTGTTGAGTAAATCCATCGTGTCTGACCCAAACAGCTTGGCTGCCAGACGAGAATTAACAAATGGCTTCCACAGTGCTTCAGTGAGGATTAAAACCGTTAAACCAAAAGCCGTTGTCGTGAAGCCGTCTACCCAGCACCAGATGGTTAGGTAGACAAGCACGCTCCAATTAATTCGGGTAACGTTGTTCATAGCGTTTCAGCTCCTTCCCAAGTTTTTCAATCTTTGCGTTTAAGATGCTGTGGTCTACTAGCAGCAATGCCACAAGTAGAATCCCAAAAATCGGTCCGAACAAATCCATTTACCTCACCTCCCTTGCTGTCCAATTGATATCGTCGTGGTGCTCATGCATCCACGGCCTAGCGTATGGCAGGTAAATCTTAGTTACCTTGCCAGTGCCATGAGCACCAACAACCCACGCCTTGGGGTCGCCGTTTTCGATCTGAACCTCAGGGAACTGATCGAAAATGTATAGCCGGATCCAGCTCTTAGCTTTGCCGGCGAACAAATCAGCCCGGATATCCTCCAGCTTGGCCCAATCTTGGTCAGGCTTAGCCGGAGATATCAGCGGTGCAACCTGTTTGGCCAAACTAAGTAAGTCCTGTTCAGTTAAAGTGAGTTCCATTTCCAAGCCTCCTTCTTTTCTGCTGTATAATTGGCTCATCTCCTAATGAAAGGAGGTGAATGTTATGACTGATAATGAACAACGTGCTCACGACTTAGCAATGCTGCTACTGAGTCATGGCGTTAACCATCTAAGCGCTGATGGTCAAGCTTTCTCATTTGAACGTTGGGAAAAAGCTTTGGCCGGCGACCAAGAATCGTGTGATTTGCTGACCAACGATTATTGGCGTGCTTATAACGGTTTCTTGTCATCACTTGAACGGACTAAACGTTAGGCCGTTCAATCTTTCCTGTTAGGCGGTCATAACGAGGCTATCCAGCAAGGTGCATTCAACATGAATGTCACCATATGATTCGAGAGGTGCTAGCTTATCTAGTGCCTCTTTTAATTTGTCAGCATTCTCGGCAGAAATATGCACTTTGATTTCCATTTCTATCCCTCCTACAGCCCTAAGTCGTCGTCCTGAATCTCCAGTGCGTTGTCCTGGAACACTTTCAGCGCTTCTGGGAAGTAGCGCCAAGCTCCATCGCGATCCCGGTAGCTCATATCGGCATCGCGCTTAACGCCTAGCTTGTTGGCCCACTTGCCAATTGCGATCGGCGACACGCCAATGATGTTGCCGATCTCGGTTGCTGAATACTCTCGGCGTGCACCGACTGGCAGTGCTTGCATGGCGCAAATTGCTTCGTTGCGGAAGTCGGTGGCCATACGTGGACGCTGGTAATCATCAGCAACTTTGCCAAGCTCCAGATACAGTTTGACGTCTTGATTGCGTAGCTCGTGCGCCTTGTTGACGTTTTGCTTACGCATTTCAATCAGCCATTCTCGCTTGTACGCGAGCTTTTCATGCTCTAGGCCGTTATCGATAGCTGCTACTTTACCGTTATGCTCCGCCTCGTACTCGTTAAATAGGCTGACATACGTTGCAGTGAAGATCGTCCCTTTGCGACCTGTCAGCTTATTAGCCACAAACTCACATCCCTGTTTAGTCAGCAGATAGCAAGGAAGCTCTTTGTTTTGAGATGAGATATAGCTTGATTCAATGAAGAATTTAGGAGAGTCCAATTTTGGACTGTCCTTCATATCATTGATGTATCCGCGAATGTCACGCATCAGATGACGGTGAGTCTTACCAATCATTCTCGCAACGTCCCGACTATCAATTACTTGTTGTTTGGATTCGCCAGCGTATTTGATAATTTTGTCAGTATCTAAATTCTCCATTTATCCTTCTCATTTTGATCTTTTCTCAACGTTTGGAATAAAAAAATCGTTCAATGGAATGCCTAATTTTTTACTAAGCAGTGGTAATTCGTTTGCCTTGAATTTTTGGTAGCCATTCTCCCTTTTTAAATAAAGAGAACGATTGGCTAAACCTAGCACTTCAGACATTTCCTGGAGCGTATATTTGTGTTCCAAACGTTTCTGCTTGATTAGCTTGATGTTAATCGAGTAGGTCAACATTTCACTTCCTTTCGGTTGCGATTATCTCAACCACGATTTTTATTATACGTTTCGATTTTAGAAACGTCAACAATAAAGTTTCTTTTTTCTCAAAAATATGTATCTTTTTTAGAAACATTGCTAAAATAGAAATTGTAATAGAAGCCGCACACAATGGCGGTAATAAGGAGGCGTTAAAATGCAAACACAATTAGCTGCCAGAATAGTCGACCTGCGAGAAAAGGTTAACATGAGTCAATCAGAACTGGCCAAACGTCTTGGTATCGACAAATCATCAATGAATAAAATTGAAAAAAGTACCCGAAAAGTTTCTAGCGAAGAACTTGATAAAATCGCATCAATTTTCGATGTCTCAACGGACTACTTATTAGGCAGGAGCACACCGGATAGGAAACATATAGAGCAGGAAGCCGACTTAGATAAAGCTATTGATGAATCGCGTAGTTTTGATGGAAAACCAATTTCTGACCATGATAGAGAAGTTGTCAAAAAGATCCTACGCGGGTATTTTAACTAAGTTGAATGGCGGTGATAGGCATGGATCTATCAATCAAAAGGCTACTTAAGCGATATGGCATTAAAATAGAATATACGAATGAAGTAGAATTTACCGCACGCCTTTTTAAAACGCCGAAAGGTATGGTTATCATTATGCGCAGCGGGATGACTGATGGAATGGAAAACCAAGTAATTCTGCACGAAATCGGGCATATTAAAAACGATGGCTGCCAATCATACCAGGACCGGCGGTCGAGGATATTCATGGAAAAAGATGCTAATGAGTACATGCTTGATAAGGTGGTTGGTGATTATATCAATAGTTGTGATCCAAGTGAGCTTAACTCAATCGATTTTTTGGAGCGTCACAATCTCAGCCAATCTCTTGACTATACCGTGCGTAATTTGATTCGTGAAAACTATTCAAATTTTGGCAATATCAAAAATTGAATCAAGATAAGAATTAATCGCTGACTATTAATTGCCTACAAAGACAGCCAGTTTTACGTAACCGTGCCTAACAGCGTTGCTGCCATGACTGACAATGAGCAAAAGGAAGTCTACGGCAGTGTGGTTAAACTACTTAAAGTGAGGCGAGCAGGATGAACATTGGTGAACGAATTGCACAACTAAGAAAAAGTAGAAGCATGTCGCAGTTCCAACTAGCTAAGACGTTAAATATTGCAACTAGCACCCTTGGCATGTACGAAACAAACAAGCGAAAACCAAACATGGAAATGTTAGAAAAATTAGCCGACTTTTTTGGCGTGTCCGTTGATTTCCTTCTAGGTCGTCCTGAAAAAGACGATCTCAATACCGCCGACCTCGCCGACGATGACACCATCTTTACTTTCGAAGGCAAGCCTATCCCTGAGCAAGACCTGGAATACATGAAACGGTTGCTTAGAGGCGGGAGAAAATAAAAAAACACCCACTGAATTGTGAGCGTAAAAATACTAGCAATGTTAGACAAGTTTACTTATGTCATGACGAGCTCGTGGAGCGCTAATTGCTTGAGTCATCCAATAGTTCAATTCGTCTTCTTTAATAGTTAGTGCTTTAACTCTGGCATCTTCAAACGATATGTCAGTTTGAGCTTGTAGTAGCGTTGTAGTTAAGTTTAATACTTGCCAATAATCCAACTTACTAATGAAGGAGTGACAAACATCTTCTGGAGCTTTTTTAAACATGCGATATGGCCTCCCTATACGTCTCATAGAATATTGACAGTTACTTCCATTTGGGGATTATTGGAAGGTATGCAATCGTTCACACCTTGGCTTAACGGGATATCCGTATATATGTTCATCGGATACTTAATAATTCTGTTAGCCACCTATCTAGTGTGTATTATAGCTTACTCTTACAAGTTACAGCAAACCATAAAAAGATTATCAGAAAATAATAATGGATTGGCAAATCAACATGAAATAGATTTAACTGATAAAAAAAGATTGAGACAAGAACTAGGAATAAGCCAAAAAATAATTGAACTATTAATTAATTCAATTCCTAGCGAAAAAATACCAGAAACTATCCAAAGAATAGATCTGATAAAAGGAGTGTATAACATTGGCACAAGAAATGAAGATAGCAAAGATAATTAGTACTAAACAAGTTGTCGTTAACGCTGGATCAAACGCCGGTTTAAAAGTTGGCGATAAACTAGAGATAATCGACAAATTCGGGGATGACCCAATTGTTGATCCAGATACCGGGGAAAACTTGGGGACGCTTGACTTGGTTAAAGGAAACGTAATCGTAAGCAAAGTTTATCCCCACATGGCGATTGCTGATTCACAAAAGGCTTCCTCGTTTTTAAAAACCATGAGTCCCGAATTATTGGCTTCACCATTTTCATCATTATATGGTAGCTCTTACCAAGAGGACTTAAACGTTGACCCATCACAAATAACTGGCGGATTTCCTCAATCTGATAATCAGCAAATCCGCATTGGCGATATAGTGATCAAACGTTAATCGAGGTGAAATCTTTGTTTGAAATCCGTAGCTACTTAGAAAAAGTAGCTTTTAACCACAACGTTAATGTTATCTGGACTGACAAATTGGCTCCTGAAACCCCGCCAGGCTGTTCACTCCATTATCGCAATATAGTTATGAATCTTAACTGGCATCGCCCTGCTGAAATTTCGTTTCAGCTTGCTCACGAGATTTCGCACATCTTAAATGGTGATGAAACTGACATTTGTTTCTACCACGCTACTTTTACTGGCAAACACTCCGTTGAATATAAAGCAAACACTGGCGCAGTTAAACTTATGGTTCCTTTTTATTGCCAAGGTATACCAAAAGAAACTATAAACGTATACGATTTTATGGAATCATACGAAGTACCAAGCTACCTTGACAATGTAGTCAGGGAAGAAGTGCACAACTATTATATTTCAAACAGATACTAATAATACGTCCAAGCGTGATCGACGTTAAAAGCTGAATTTATTGGGAGTGATTATTTATGATGATTTTAGGTTTTCTTTTTCTGTTGCTTGCCGTCTGGTACTGGATACGCAACCGTGACCGTAAAGGTGGCAAAATCAGTGCTCTGCTCTTAGCGGTGGTCGGACTGACTATCATTGGCTTTACCCACGCTGATAATGTGGACAAACAGCGGGCTGCAGAGTCATCATCAATTGCGTCGTCTAAAAAGGCCAAGTCCGAGTCAATCTCGGAATCCAAGAGCGAGTCACGTGACCAGGCTATGGATGATGCTACATATACTGCGCTGGCTAAAAATTTGACCAGTCAGATGGCGAGCGACTCTACACTTAATGGCTTTAAGATTGCCTACAAAGATAGTCAGTTTTACGTAACCGTGCCTAACAGTGTTGCCGCTATGACCGACAACGAACAAAAAGAGGTCTATGGCAGTGTGATCAGTCTGCTTGAAAGCCACAACGCCAATGCGCCAGTATCATTTTACGATCAAAACGGCAATCCGGTTGCACGCATGACGTTAAGCGGCGGGGTCAAACTGTACAAATAAAAAATCCCACCCGCGCAAAGCGAGTGGGGAGAAGTTAATTACTATACGGCCATTATATCACAAGGGAGTTTATGATATGGCTCAAATCATCAAAAAAGGCCCATCTTACATGGTCAGGGTGACTTGGCGTGACGAGGACGGGAAGCAACATAAAAAATCTAAGTCAGGTTTTAAAACCAAGGCTGCCGCTCGTAAAGCTGGGGCAGAAATGGAATCCAGCAAGTACCACGGCGTTTTATCTACTGCTGATCCGATCTTTACCGACTACTACCAAAATTGGTATGAAACTTACAAGCACCACCAGTCGTCCCGGGCGACCCAAGATTTCTATCGCTACTGTATAAACGTCGTTAACGATTACTTCGGGCGCCGTAAAATATCCACAATTGATCGGGCTACCTATCAGCGGTTTTTGAATGACTTTGGTAAATCTCACTCAAAGAACACTGCTAGCAAGATGAACGCTTATGTCAGAGTAGCGGTTAAAAATGCCGTTCTGGATAACGTCATCCCCGCCGACTTTACCGAAGGAACAACCATCGTATGGGATAAAACCAGAACCAGGCAAGTTGAGTATCTCAACATGGAAGAAATTAACCGTTTGGTTGCCTTAGTCAAAGAATCCCTCTCTCCCGGGTTCCCAGTCCGCTACATGATTTTGACCGCCGTTTATACGGGGATGCGACTATCTGAAATTGCCGCCCTTACCTGGGACGACCTCAACCTCCCGTTTAAAACGATCGAAATTAGTAAGTCGTGGGACTTCAAGGGACGGACCTTTAAAGACACCAAGACAAAAAGCTCCCGCCGGATTATCAGAGTAAACCAGGAACTATTGGACTACCTGGTTGAACTAAAAGTTAACGGTCATGATCTCGTTTTCGCCCGTAAAGATGGTTCCATCTGTGGGAGTAGCTCCGCCAACCGAACACTGAGACTATTTTTAGATAAGCTGAACTTGGATAAACCCGGCTTTCACTTTCACTCCCTTCGACACTCCCACGTTGCCTACCTGCTGGCGAACGGGGTTCCACTGTATGCGATCAGTAAACGATTGGGTCATTCCAACATGACTACCACCGCCAATCGTTACGCCTACTTAATCGATGAATTTAAAGCCCGTTCCGACGATCAAATCGAAAGGGCGTTGGTGTCCTTAGGTGTCCCGGATGGTGTCCCAACTTCATCATTTCTATGATTTTCTATTTCCTTATTTCCTGTCATATCAAGGGCTTAGCTTCCCTATTTATCCTTAAAACACCCTAAATACTCTACAACAAGTAATCTCGGTTACTTGTTAAAAAAGCCGACTCCGTTACGGGGCCGGCTTTTTGTTTTGGTAAAACATTAGGAGCGTCCTTCTTCGGTGCTTGTTCCTGTGATTCGACATCGATATTTTCCGCAACGTTCTTTGGTTGCTCGTTAACATCTTGTGGCATGTTGAAACCTCCTACTCGCATTTAACGGCTTGGGAGCCTGTCTCGGGTTTTATTTAACGTCCACAACTGCACGGAAACGGACATAAAAAAACGGCTACCATCTGGTAACCGTTTATAGCCATTCTTTAAACGACTTAAAGATTCTAAAAGCTTTCTGCATCATTGAGTTCTCGGCCAGGTATTCCAAGCCTTCGATAGTGATTCTTGCGTCCTGGAACGAATACAAGACTCCCTCCTTCGTGTGGGTGAAGGTAACTCCTTCAATGTAGTTGTGATCGCTCAACATTCGCAATGTCTCAACGTACTGGGCTTTGGAAATCAGCAGCGTTCGCTCATTAATCACACCTGGATCAGGTTGTTCACCATGTTCATAACAGTACTTGAGGTAACTTTGGGCCTAGAATAAAAAGTGTACAAGTTAAATAGAGACTCTGATTTAGTATAATTAAGGAAGTAAATTGGAGGATCAAATAATGACGAAGCACAGTTATGACAAGGAATTTAAGGAACAGGCCGTTCAGTATTACTTAGATAACAAGGATCACATTGGTCCACTGTCAATAAAATAGACAATTTAAATAGAGACTTTTTTGTCTTATGCCACGACTAAATTTTGAATTTGAGTTTGATACTCATCTTCAAGTTGCTTTG